CAGAAGTAAGTCCTTCCGCAGTGCTTGAGCCTAAACATGTATTTTCTGCTCCTGTGGTAAGAGCCGCTGAAGCATTCCGACCTACTGCTGTGTTTGATGCACCTGAAGTTACTGCTTCACCTGCTTTATGACCAATAGCTGTATTGTTTGAGGCTGTAGTTTTTTCTAAAGCCTGTAAACCAACAGCCGTATTTGATTCTCCTGTAACGCATTTAGATAAAGCTTCAGTACCCACGGCAGTGTTTCCACTGGCTGTTGTATTATCGTGTAAAGCTTCTTTACCAATAGCTATGTTGTCTCCACCCGTTGTGTTTGCACTTAAAGCTCCGTAACCTAGAGACACACCATTTGTTCCTGTGGTGTTAGCGTCTAATGATTGAAAACCAATAGCTACGTTATTAGCACCCGTTGTGTTTGCCTCCAAAGCAGCAGTTCCGATACCTATATTAGCACCCGCAGTAGTGTTTAGTGACAATGCTGCATTACCCATACCTACGTTGTTAGCACCTGTTGTATTTGCTCCTAAACAATTCCCACTACCAACAGCAACATTTGATTCACCAGTTGTGTTAGCGTCTAAAGATACATAACCTACTGCTACGTTGTTAGCACCAGTGGTATTTGCTGCCATAGCACTTTTACCAACTGCTGTATTGTTAGCCGCTGTGGTATTAGCTGTTAAAGCTAAATTCCCAACAGCAACATTAGATGCCCCTGAAGTATTTACTCTCAAAGCATAAGAACCAAGAGCAGTATTATTTGCTGCTGTTGTTGCAGTTTCTAGAGCAGATTTACCGACTGCCGTATTAGCAGCACCTGTAGTTATTGCTGTTGCAGCATCTTTACCGACTGCTGTGTTGTACTCCCCAGTTGTGTTATCGTCTAAAGAATTTCTACCCACTGCTGTGTTATCAGCACCTGTGGTATTAGAATTTAGAGAATTATAACCAATGCCAGTATTACTATCTGCTGTAGTAGTTGAACCAACAGCGTGTACACCAACTCCCGTATTATAGTCTCCTGTGGTTATTGCATCACCTGCAAACGCTCCTATTGCGGTGTTTTGTGTACCTGTGGTATTTGCTGCTAAAGCATCGTACCCCATTGCTGTGTTATAAGCTGCTGTTGTGTTTGCTACTAAAGCATTTCTTCCGATTGCAATATTTGCTGCACCCGTTGTGTTCGCTGCTAAAGCACTTCTGCCGACTGCTACGTTGTCATCTGCTGTGGTGTTTACTCCTAAAGCACTAACTCCAAGAGCCACATTATGTGAGCCTGTCGTGTTAGCGTCTAATGCTGTATCCCCAACGGCTACGTTAGTTGCACCAGTGGTATTTGCTATCATAGCACTTTTACCAACGGCTGTGTTGTCACCACCAGTGGTATTGGCTTTTAACGCATTTGAACCAACCGCTGTGTTATTTGCTCCTGAAGTATTTAATTCTAAAGCAAGAGTACCAACGGCTGTATTATTATCTGCTGTTGTTAATGTGGTTAAAGCATTTTTCCCAATCCCTACATTAGAGTGTCCTTCTGTACTTGCATCCAATGCTTTCCAACCTATTGCAACATTATATCCTCCACCAGAAGTTGTATGACTTAATAAAGCATTATGTCCAATAGCAATATTACCTATGTCTGTTGTCATTGCTCCTAAAGCACCATTACCCATAGCTATTGATTCTCCACCTGTTGTAACGGCATCTAAAGCTGCATAGCCTACTGCAACATTTGAATCACCCGTAGTAATCGCAGTACCAGCTTCATCACCGATAGCTACGTTGTAGTTACCACCAGAAGCAATGCTGTTACCTGCGTTGACACCTGCTATGTAGTTTGATGTTCCAGCCGTTACTGTTGATTGCGTTCCGCTAATAATCCAACTGTCTGCTGATTCATCCCATAGGGCATATTTACCAGCAGTAGCACCAAATAACTTAACGTCATAACCTGTATCGTCTACGCCTACGGTTACTGTTCCTTGGTTGGATAACGCACCAGCATTGGTTAATGCTGCGGTTTTAGTTGTTCCTGCTAAGTTTACATCCGTTAATACGTCATAAACTATTCCACCAGAACCACCACCATCGGTGGCTATAATCTTTGTTTCTCCTGCTAGGATTGCTACGTTAGCTCCACTACCGCAAGTGAATGTAAGTGTGTATGAAGTGGCGTTTTCCAACATCCATACTTTGGATGCGGTGTTGGGTAAAAGCGTTACAGTACAAGCCTGACCACCACCCGTAAGTTTAAGATACATTGCTCTGTCGGAATCGGAAGCTCCGTCTGCAATAGTGATGTTATCGGTTGACGCATTAGCGATGGCTCTGGTGCCATAACCAAGGGCCTGTCCGATCAATTCTAAATTCGTATTTGTTGTTGTGCCCCAGGTACCACTGGCATCCCCGGTGGCCATTTCATTAAGTCTTAGGTTGTTTACGTATGTACTTGCCATTGTTTATTCTCCGTTCAATTGATTATATTACCTTTCTTCTGCATAGTTAAGCAACATCTTCCCAATCGGGAGTTTGAGTTTGATCTATGGTGTTGTAGTTAGGCGTTTGTGTTTCATCTATAAGGCTCCAAACAAAAGGATTTCCCAATTCACCTGTAGCTGAAACTCCTATAACAGAAACATTGGCCTCTGCATCTGTGCTTACAGATCCTAAAGATCCTGTTGCAGAAACACCATTAATATTAAATCTTGCATTGTGGTGTACGGTTACAGAGCCAATTGAAGCTGTTGCTGCACTCAGTGTGACAGGTACGTTTGCTTCACCATCTACATCAACAGATAAACTTCCTACACTACCTACAACTCCAGGTACGCTCGCTATTGCTTGTCCATTTACTCCAGCTTGAGGAGCACCTGTAGTGGCGGATTGTCCGGTAGGAGTTACATTAGCTTCTGCATCTATGGATGGTGTTCCTAAAGCAGATGTTGAGGCTTGGCCTGTTGGTGTTACATTAGCTGCAGATACTGTAGTAACAGATCCTAAAGCAGAAGTAGCAACTAATGTTGAAAGTGTTACATTCGATTCGGCATCTACACTTACAGAACCTAATGCTGAAGTCCCGGCTACACCAGATATGGTGAAGCTTATAGGGACAGAATGAGGTTGACCCCAGGGACCTGCTCCCCATGTGGAACGACCCCATCCGACAGACATTTACTAAGCTATTCTAATTATCGCTGTGCTTGCTGCTGCTGCAGGAAATACAATTGTAAAGTCTCCTGCTGTAGAAGTTTTGTCACCACCGAAATCAATTGTGGCTACTGATTTGTCGCCATTTGTGTCGTTGTAAATCATACAACCTCTAGCGGTTACAGTAGCGGTACCAAACGTTAAGTCACTAAAATCTGTAAAACCTGTAGTTCCAGCACTTGTTGGTGCTATGTTAGTTAACGCTGCACCAGCAGCTGTGTAGTTTGTTCCTGATACCTCAGCAGTTGTAGTATACGCAGTAGTAGCAGCACCCATTGTTGCTGAACTTGTGTATAAAGCCAGTTTAAAAGAGTTGCCACCAGAAGCAGAAAAGTTATGTGTTGCTTCTAGCAATTCTTTTTTAAAACTAGTTGTTAGTGTTGATGTAATTGCCATTATTTTAACTCCTTCAATATTATTGCCAAATCTTCTGCATCTCCTTGTATCAATTCTTGAATTAAAGATGCCTTATATGATTTTATAGCATTATTCAAGTAAATCAAACACACTCTATAAATTAAATCTTTATAAGCTTTAGCTTGTTCTTTTATATGGGGTTCACTGTCATCAGAATAAGCACATATTTTATCCGTTAATTGCTCTGCCCAAAATTCAGGAGGATGTCCACCAAAGTTGGTTGTTGCTATCTCTACCATTCCTAGTTCTGGAACACCGCCTGGAGTAAGTTTCATTACCATTTTTTTGGCTCTCCAATTCTTGGCCCTAGATGGTTATCATTTCTATCAATTAAAATAGGATCTTTTTCTTTTTCTTCTTCTTGCATTTCTACAGCTTCACTTTTTTTCATAGAAGTCATAAAACTTTTTCCATCTCCCATAACAACCAATGGATCCTGGAGTCTGTGATATCCGTATAGTTTTTCTTCTGCAATTACATTTGTGTCAAGTAATGCACTTGTTTTTGCCACTTCAACTTCAACTCCTAAATGCATGGCTTTGGATAACCAAAACTCACAACAAGCTCTACCGGATTCTGCAAAATGCAAATTACCCTTATAACTAAAGTCTATTCCAAACAATTTTAATGTTGATACTTTGTTCCACAAAGCAAACGCTATGGCATAAGCCACCGTATTGTTTATGTAACAACAATTAAATTCTTTTAATATTTCGTTAATTGGATATTCAACTAAATTCTTACATCTGTCATCTAACATGCATGTGTAGATAGGAGTTTCACCATTTAACAATATTTGTGTTACGCCATCCGTTTGGCCTCCAGCATCTTCCGTATCTAAGAATCTACCCGGAGGGTCCATCATAAACACTCTGTCATGGTATATAACAGATCCAACTCCGTTAATAGCCCAGACTTCATCGAAGTGTGCTCCGTGTGATTTAGCTAAATTATAATCGTGCCAGCTTTTGCCCAGACCTACAATAGCCACGCTTTTACCTTTTAGGCTTTTAATTCTCTCCATATCTCTCTCCTTTTATGTAACTTCGGTTCTAAGTGAATCGTATCTGTATTCGTCTTTTCTCCCTCTGGCTTCAGCCATATTTTTTAATCTTTGAATTTCTTGACCAAATCTTGTTTCATATAAAACTTGAATCTCTGGCTCACCTTTCATGAACGTAGAAGCTTCTATTAAACAACCGTAAAGCAATGCGTTACGAGCATTTTTAGAAACCCAGGTTCCAGTTGTTTGTGAAGTTAAACTGGTTGGTTCATAAAGATAATGTAATTCAATGTTGTAATCTTGATCAGGAACAGGTGAAACTATTAAAGTAGATCCATTATTACTTGCACTAGAAAGATTTTTATCAAAGTCTGCATAATACAAAGGTCTTCCTCTTTCTGAGGTGGCTACTGCATCATTAGAATATTCACGCATGAAACTAGTGTGCTTCTTGTCTAAGTAGTGGTAATCGTTATTGCTATCTATAATAGCTAAAGAAAAACTTAGTTCAAAATCTGTTGGAGCTGTAAGATAAGTATTACCAGTTGTTAAACTACCAGTAACATTTTTTCTAAAAAAATCAAATTGAATTAATTCAGAAATTCTTTCTTCAGTATTTATAATCATATCATCTAATGTATTAACAAAAGTTGTTTCTTCGTTTTCTACATAGTTTTGTATGAGTGTTTTTAGTTCAGATAAAGTCATGATGTGATTGTAACTCCTCCAACTGAGCCTGTCATTCCATCTACTTTAAAAATTGACCCAATAATATCCGGGTCCATGGAGTTGCCTTTCTCTATATTGGTGTAAATTACAACAATAAAACCCTGACCAACTCCAAGGTCTTGGCTAGGCCTGGGTTTATACAAAGCCTCTGGATCCATTACATGAGGTAATGGTTTTAATTGAGGGTGTTTAGGTTCAAAACATGTAGGACATGTCTTTAGATCATTCCATTCTTCTCTTAATTCAGAAAGTTTATATTGAAAACCGCATCTATCACAAATGGCTTTTGCATATTTACCAAGTGCATATGCCATAATTATAATCCCATTCTATAAGGAGCAATTCTAAAAGAAGATCTATCTTCATCTTGACTTAAAGCTCTTTCAAATTCTTCTTCATAAACTTCTTTTAAAATTACTACTCTTTCTGGAGCTTTTTTAATTGCTATGTAATATGCAAGTCCGGCTGCAAAACAAGGGTAAAACCTAAAAGGCATGTCCATTGTATTAGTTCCTTTATCAGCATCGTCCATTCTTACAAGCTTATTAAAAACTAATACGTCTGTGCTATTCTCCGGGGCTGGCCATATTTTTAAAACAGGAGTAATACTTTTGTCAAAGAAAAATTGAGACGGCCTAGATTTAGTTGATTTTGTAGGTATGTTTAAATACTCACTCCTACTTACTCTAGACATTTGCAAATCTAAGTTAGTACCATCAGTGTTTCTTCTTATAGAACAATCCAATATATCAATAATATTAGAAGTTAATGTGTAATCATTTTGTGATTCAGTAACAGTTTGGGTAGCTTGTTCTACGGTCCATTGGTTTAATCCTCTGTTAGCCCATTCTGCTAACATTAAGTTAATTGATCTTTTTGCTGTTTTTAAATCGTACCCGGTTCTTAACTCTAATCCACATCTTTCAAATGCTTCTTCTACAAACTCAGCTACGTTTGGTTCAAAATCTGTACTGCTTGATGTTGTCATTTATTTACCTCTTTGTAATATGGCTTTTTTCTTTGCACTTTTATTAAGATCTCCATAATGAAAAACAGGTTTACTTGTTTTAGTATGAGTTTTATTAGTATGCAGTTGTCCATTAGGCATTTTATGATACGATTTTTTCCAGACCGTACCATCTCTTAAATAGTGTTTTGCACCTTTAGCCATTACGAATATTTAGTTTTTTTTCTTCTATTAGACATTACTTTACCACAACCTCTTGCAATTTTTCTTACCTCTCCTCCGTCTTTCTTTTTTAGAAATCCTGACTTCATGTTTGCATAGGCTTTTGGAGTTATAGTAGATTTACTTTTAGTTCTACTTGTACCCGCTTTTTTTCTTTTATTAATATTTTCGTATAAACTCATTTAACATCTCCATCTTTTACGTGCTTGACGTAATCTTGAATTAGGGTTTTTTGCAGCTTTAGGAAACTTCTTCATTTGCCCGGCTGATCTAGCGCAATACGATTTCCGTCTTTTAGCGGCCTTACTGCCTGGTTTTACTTTTTTAGCAGTTACTGCTGTTTGTAATTTAGATCCTGGATTTGCTCTACGATGAGAAGCTACACCTGTTTTAGTCATACCTGCCCCACTTTTAGTAGGGCGGTAATTAGCTTTTTTGCCTTTGGTTGTTTTGGGAATAGACGCTTGTCTTCGATACATTATGCATGAAACACAGTCATCGTTAAGAATGTTGAAACGGTATATTGAATATAAATACCATCAACAAAAAGTACGCCTTCATCTGGTATTACTACATCTCTAGTAGCAGTAGCACTAGCAACTGAACTTAATTTCATAAGACTTGTTCCTGTTGGAGAGTTTTCTAAAAAATTAGTTGTTCCTGCTGTTGCTGTACTTGTTAAATAAATACCTTTTAACCTTGCTCTACCTGCAAAGATAACATCAGATGCTGAAGCATTAACTCCGGCACTTACATTACCAGCTGGATTACCAACTGCTGAAATACCAGATATTGTTAAGAAATATTTGGATCCAGTAGCGGTTCCTGCATTAGCACCTGTAATCGATTCTGTTTGAGAATCCCCATCAACATCGGTTCCAGTAACTGTAAATGATTTAGCTGAATCGTCACCAGCTGAGAGAATCGTTACAATCCTCCCGTGGCTTAGTGCAACCGCACCGCCAGAAGCCAACGCGCCACCTATTACAAGTGCTGCGTTATTTCCTACCGCTGCTGCTACCGATATACCATCAGCATCTAGAGCAACTGTGTCAGCAGTTATAGTGACTGCTTTGACATCTGATATAGCCATTATTTACTCCTTACTCGAATGGAGTTGCTAAAGTACCATCCCCGTGTAGGAATGCTTCACAATGCCATACTGCTGCTGTTGTAGCGTATAAACGGATTACTCCACCTACTAACCAACCCTGCGCTGCTGATCCCAAATCAATGGTATCGTCATTACTGGCATCGGGTATAAAGGTATTGGTGTCTCCGGCTGTTGCTGGATCAAATAATTGAGCAAAACCAGAAAATAAATCACTGG